AAACTAGAGTCAGATATTGTTTTACTATGTATGATCGGACTTGCGATCAATTTACGAAACTTAAAAGATCCGCATTTTGGACAACGTATTTTATCATCTTTTGACCATAGTTGTTCCCATTTATAGTTACAACGATGACATAAAAAATCGTTTGTCTTCATTTCTTTTTCTTTTTCAGTATAGATTTTGTCTTTGGTTTTTTTACTTCACCATTCTCATTACAAGGCTCACAACCATCTTTGATATAGTCATCAATTTGTTCCTTACTAATACTATCTAATTTACCAAATACTGATCCATCTTTTCTTTTAAAATACAACATAATTATTCCTTTTATACTGGGCAGGTCTAGAAGAAGACCTGCCCATTTAACCTTACGGATTATTGAAGTTAACAACTCCAAGTGATGTACTAGAAGCACCATGTGATAAGGATGCGCCAAACAAAATGTCGGCAACAACGCTTGTCGCTAAGTGATCAATGTCATATGCTGACTGTACGCGAGGTGCAATCTGCATAGCCATGTACACTGATTCCTTCTTGAAGATTGTTGCTGTTTCATCACCACTTCCACCATCATCATCCCAATCTGTACTAATGAATGTTGGCATTCCATAAATCATGCCTACACCACCAGATACGTTAGGATTCTGCTCATCACCTCTACGAGATGAATCAAAGAAGTCCTGTAAGCCTAATAATCCCATGTATGTAGCAGGAGAAGCATATAGATATGTTTCACCATCTGCATAATCGTGACCTGCATCAAGCAGTTTTTGTAAACCACTACGTAATAACGCAGAAGTCATGGTGTTATCAGTTGACAAACTTACATCATTTCCAGTTGCAGATTGAAGAATGTCTACTGCCAAGTAGTTTTCAACCTTCTTTGCAAGTGCATAACCCATAGATTGAGCATATGCACCAAAGAGATTTGCTGACTCTTGGACTCTGACAATATCTTCAATACGCTTTGCTTCGTAATGATGTTGATCAACACTAATAGTGACTTCACCATCTGTGTTGTTTTGGTATGTTACCGCACTTCCTGCGGATTTTGCAGCAGCAGTTTCTTCTGTTACCTTTGGGATATGTAAAGTATCACCAGATGGTAATTCAGAAGAAAAATCCATTACCTGGTTACGCAGTTCAAACTTACGTTCTGCGTAGTCTAGTATAGCATCCCGCCATCAAATGTTATAGTGAGTTTTTTATCTCACATCTCCGCTTTTCAACGGAGTATCGGCATATCTTTTCTACTTAGTAAGTAGTTGCGGACTCTTGGATGGATTATATCTTTTCACCATCTATGCTCTGCCCCTGACTGCGCTAAACACAGCCTTCGGTTCGGATTGCCTTATGCTTTCACACTTAGGTTTCCCGCTTAATTCCGCAATCATAATGATCATAGTTACCTATGAAAACGTCCTGTCGAACTCTGGGATGAATTTTGCTGCCGTGGTTGTGGTTACATTTCCATCAGCCATTGTTTCTTTCCTTTAGCTTTTGCGTTTATAGGATTCCAATATATTACTCCAATTTAATCTGCGATCAGCATCCTTAATCTTTCTAAGATCAACATTATCGTTATTTACTGGCGCAGATGGAGCATTGGAAACCGCAACGCGTTGAGTTTTCAATTTCTTTACGACAGCACGAAGCGCATTTAGTGGTAATGCACCAAATGTTTCATGCTCGTCCTCTGGTATCTCACGAAGAAGATCCGCACGTAGATCAGCTTCCTGTTCTTGTGCAGCAGTTACAATAGGTTCAAGTTCAGCGAGCTTTGCAGCACGCTCCTCGGCAAGAGACTTCCATTGCTCCTGTTCCTCTAATTGTGAAATACGTGTTTCCTCGACTTCTTTGCGAATTTTAGCAAGTTCTTGCTCGGCAACTTGTGCGCGACCACGATATTTCTTACTTTCCGCTATCAGATTCCCAACTTCGAGTTGTTGAGTCTGCTCTGTTTGTTGTTGTTCTGGTACTACAGGATCAACTGTAGCTTCAGGCACTGGCTGTGCAACTATTGTCTGTTCTTCGGACATCCTGTCCTCCTATATGTTTACTTTAACGTGTGTCTTGCTCATACGTGATAGGTTCTTGCCAATAATATTGGCGAAGTCTTTGACGATGCCTTCTTCCACTTCATCGCCTAATTCATTATGTTTTTTCTTTCCTGGTTCTATGGTAGACCTAAATGGCATTCCACCTTCACCTTCATTATGAAGCGTAAACTTTGTTCCTTGCTTATTCTTCTTAATTCCATATAAAAATTGTATTTCTTGATTCTTTTTTACTAAAGTGCGTTGCACTCGAAATGCTTTTAACATTTTGCCAGTATCTTTTAACGTAACAGGTTGTGTTTTCCCACCTTTTTTACGATTTGCGTAGCTTTTTGAATACTCGTCAAATGCTTTGCCTGTATAATCCTTACCACTAGCAATCTGATTTTTTGTGCGCTTTACCGTATTATCCGCCATTTCTTTGACATCTGCATTACGAAACTTTAATATGTCTGGTAGATTAAACATTGATAGGATTCCAGTAGTGTCTGCAACGCGCTCCGCCACCATGTTCAAAGCCATCTGACTTGACTGCGCGTATCTCTTCACGTGTAAATGGATCGTTTGCTAAAAATGTTCTGCATACAGGACGATTCTTCTCATCGTCTGGTCCGACATACTCATATAATGTATCTTCTGGTAAATCCATCGCCATAACCGATACTACGGATCTTCTATAATCGCCAAGCATAGTACCAATTACGTTTTCTACGCGTGGAACATTCGTTTTGATGGATGCTCGTATCGAATCTTTCAAGACATCACCTCGTAATCCACTAGAAATACCTGAAGCCATTGCATTTTGCATTGTATTTGCTACGGAACGTGTCACGCCTTCAATGCCTTGTCTTTGTAGATTCTGGAGAGCCAAGAGTTGTACTTCGGACGTAACCCCAAACATCGGCAAATCACTAAGAATAGTTTCCGTTGTAGCCATAAAGGTGTTGATTGAGGTAGAGAAGCGTAAATCCTCAACAAAATAGGACGTAAAGTCAATCGCAGCGATAATACCCACGATTTCTGCTGTTGATAAGCCTTCTTCTTCCAATCCTTCAATATCTGATTGAAATCCATCCAGTGCGCTTTCAATATTGCTTTCATAACTATTAATCGCTTGATCTATCGTTGCCATTAGATGCTAAAATGTTTAATAAACGATTTTGTGTTGGTTCTGGCTTATCTGCTTCCACTTGCTGTTCTTCAAAACGAGCTAAGTCCTCTGGTGAGGCATCTGGGTTGTGATATTGAAACCAATCCATAGGTGTAGATAAATTACGTGAGAAACGCCAATCCCACAGCATAATTTCTGCTTCAGGTGTTAATGCGTAGTTTGGTTCGAGGAAGTCAACACTATATTCTGCTCCTACGTTTCGATTTGCTTCTACCTCAATAATACGACTATCTACTTCAAATCTTTTATGTTCCCAAGGTCTCCACGTATCTTCTGTCATTGCAGAACGCTCGTCCATGTTTTCCATTTCCAAAATACTAAGACTTGCAGCACTTGGTGCGTTTCCTGAATCATCACGTGCGTATTTTGCACGTATATGGTTGTTATTTAGTGTTGTCTCCACTAAAAATCGTGTAGAATCAATAATCTGATTGAGATTACCACCACTAGAAGTCACACCAAAGTTTGCCTGCTCTGGCAGATACAAAATTTTATCAGTGCCTATAGAAATTCTAGATGGATCATCGACACCACTAATGAATTTAATACCTAAACAACCATATCGAATTGCTAGGTTTAATTCTAGGAGTGCTACGTTCACTGCAAGATCGGTTTGTGCTACATCCATTGCGTTTCCTACATGATAATCACGCATAGGCGGATACCTGTGGCAAAAGGTAACTGGCAAGATACCATACGGATTAATATCCGTTTCATTCATACTAATAACCTTACCTTCTTCATCCACTAAGAAATGTCTACCTGGTATACCATAACGTTCTTCTGTCCATACAGCATGTACGGATTCTGAAGCACGTGCGTTGCCTTGATTCTCAATCGGATACATAACGCCAAATGGCTTATCTCTTGAATCACCAGCTAAAAATAATGGAGTGAAATGAGATAGAATCTCGTATTCTACCTTTTGATTTACTTCATTCCACTTACTACGAAAAGCCATATTACCTAATAAAAATGTAAGTCTCTCCAACATCCTGCGCTGCGCATTTAAACTATGTTTATCAATCATCATCATATACTCATCGCTTGTACGCATACGTGGAGGACGTTTGTAGGTCATTGCACGTAAAGAACAAACACGCCTCGTTAAGTTATTCTGAGGAGTTACGGCTTGACGCAGTGTCTCTGCACCAAAAAAATCACTCACATAATGATCAATATTAATGCCTTCATAGAAGTCCATTAAATAATCACGTTCACGAGTACGCTCGTCTTCGATGTATTTTAACTGCTCTTGCAGTGCGCCTAGTAATGCGCCTTCTGATTGATCTGATATTGTTAGCATAGTCTACCTTTAAAAGAAATCGATGACACCAGCGTGTCTGTTTTTCATTGGAAATAAGTTGGTTAATAAAAATCTAAGTGCATCGCAGTGATGATCAAACTTACCATCTTTCTTTGGTTCATGGCGCAGTGTTTGGTCTTCGCGATGCTCTGGATAGTGATAATTCTCGTAGGATTCAATACTTTTCTTGCATTTAGGATGAATAAAGAAATGTGGCTCACCATTCGCATCTTCAAACCATCTGCGCACATGCGATACGCCAGACACTACGTTTCTTGTCACTGCATCACGCTTTATGCTGACTCGTAAACCATGATTTGCAAAGACCTGTAAGTCACTAATTCCTGACTGTAAATTTGTGCCACTTCCTGCTGGATCGCCCCATATACCAGTGTATTCATATCCTAATGATTTTAACTTCTGCGCAAACTCTTCTGTGCGTGTGTTTTGTAGGTTTACTTCATCTATCTGATGTATATCAGCAAAATTCTTCTCGCGTTTGTGGATTTGAACAATTACTGCTGCGCTGTGGCGATAGCCAAAATCTAGACCAACATATACTGGTTTGGATGGATCGTACTTTACGTCTGCTCTGATTTGCGTATCTCTGTTTAATGGATATACTTTCCCTGAATAGGATTGAAATTCGCAGAGAATCTCCTGCAAGTATGTCTCTTTTGTCAAGGTGCGCTTTAATTCTTCGTGATCATCCTTGAAATATGGTGATAATGTACTAGGAAATCTCCAAGACTCCCAATCGGGATGCTCTGGTTTATTGCCAAAGTCGTAGAGTTTATGCAGGTAGTTGAACCCACGCGGTGTGGAGCAGAATAATGCCCATCCCTGTCTATCTGATAGTGTTGGTCTTAAATACATTTCAAATACATTTCTAGATATAAGCGCAGCTTCATCAATAATTAAATAATCGACACCATGAATTAATTGACCTCTCGGTCAACCATCTCCTATCAAGGATTCTTGGTTCTCTGCTGACTTCACAGATAACTCAGAATTGAGTCCAGCTAACTTCATATAATATAAGTCACCTGAAATCTCTTTCTTGGATTCAAGCGGTAACTGTAACTGAGTCATTACCACTCGCTTTACCTCACGAGCAATCTTGTTTGCTAGCGCATAGTTCGGACCTACGATCCAACCACGAGTATTCGGCGTTAGTAACCAAGGCAGTATCTCATGCGCTGCCATAAAGGATTTGCCACTGCGTCTGCCCATGAGACAAACACGAAACCGCGATTTACTGTTATGAACTTGCAGTTGTTGTGGAGTCGGCTCGTATCCCAAAATCCTCCAGAGCTTGTGCTTGTTCACTATTCGTTTTATCAACTGGGTTCTCCTCAAATCCACACTCTTGGAGTACGGATTGCAGGTTTGTAGTCATGTCAACAGCAGTCTTATCACTCATACCTAAATAGTTCTTCGCCATAAATATCTGCATCGCAATGGAGTTATTCTCCATCGCAGATGTCCACATCGCTCTGCGCAGTTTGAACTTCATGTCTTCACGACCTGCTTCATACTGCTCTTTGAACTCTCTACGTATGTATGCTTCACTAACCTCGAAGTATTTGCCTATGTCCATGTACTTGCACCCAAATGATGCGAGCATTCTTACTTTATCTGGATCAACTTTCTTTTTCTTCATCGTTATTAGTCTTTTCGATGACATCACCGATTTTCTTTAGTGTTCTGCGCCAGTATTCCTTAACACTGGATTCTGTAATTTTCATTTCTGCTGCAATGTCTACAAAGGTGTGACCTAGTGTGCGTTTCTTAAATACACGTAGTTCCTGCGGAGACATCAAATCATAAAACTGATGCGCAGCGAGTTGGAGATTGCGCAATTCTGGCTCAATCATACCACTTCGGAAAACTAACATACGTAAGTGATAGCGATCTGCGCGGTTTATAGCATGCAGCCATTTGTCAGTATTTTCGTCTGTTAAATTAGACCAAACTTCTTCCATGTGTGAAGTTAAGCATAGAGTGTTGACAAAAACGAAGAGAAAAAATTTAAGACGCTGTAAGTGGCGAAATCGAGATGTTGCCTTGGTATATCCTAACCAATTATACATAATATATATTATGCGAAATTATTTAGGCTTGTAACTATATGTTTTTATTGTATTTAGTTTTTTTAGCACAAAAAAGAATTTAAAACATTGACACTTTTATGAGTTCGTTTAATTTCTTTTTAATTTTGTTTGGTGTAATAAATTTTATTTATTTAGGTGTTGACACGCTTTAATTAATTGACTACATTTAAACGCGGAATGAGAGCCGCATTCAATAAAAAGAGAAATTAAAAAGAGAGGTAATAAATGAGTAAAGTTATCAAGATGGATCCACCGCAGTGGCGTGTAGTGTTGCAATGGATGGCCGTTGTAATTGACACACACGCCAAAGTGAGCTGGAATAAAACCAATGAAAATGGCGTAATTCCGTCCAAAAGTGTAGAAGCTGTATTAAAAGACATGGCAAGCGCTGCAGATCTAGCCGCGCAGCTACAAAAAGAGAATGAGGAGTTAAAAAAACAAATTATTACATTGAAAAAAAAGAGGTAATTAAATGATACTAACAAACACTAACAGCAAAATAAAAAAGACTGCTAAATTAAACAACGTACGTTTATTTGAGTTTAATTTACCAGCTGTCAGTACGTGTCCATTTGCGGACACTTGCAAAGAAATTTGCTATGCTGACAAAGGCACGTTTAAATATCCAGTAGTCCAAGCAAAATACCACAGTAATTATAAACTCACAAAAGATAAAGATCTTTTTATTAAAGTAGTTCAAAACGA